AAGACTACCGCTGGGCATCCAGCGCTCGCATCGGGAAACCCAAAGCCTGGCAGTACCTTGGCGAAGGGGAGACATCCTTCAGCCTCTCCGGCTTACTCTACCCGGAACTCACGGGAGGGCGGCTTTCACTCAAGGCTGTTGAGCTGATGGCGAATGAGGGGCGGGCATGGCCGTTGATAGACGGTACCGGCATCATTCACGGCATGTTTATCATTGAGAAAGTCACGCATACGCATTCGGATTTTTACAGTGACGGTACCGCACGAAAAATTGAGTTTTCCCTGTCGCTTAAACGCGTGGATGAATCGCTGATGACGACGTTTGGCGACCTGCGAACGCAGGCCTCAGAGCTGGTGGAAAGCGCACGGAATAGCATTGGAGGGCTGGTGGGATGATCACCGAAATGAATATCCGGGCGGGTGGAAAAATCGCCCCTGATTTTATGCTTAAGCTTGACGATCGTGATATCACGCAAAATTTCAGCCATCGTCTTATCAGCCTGACCATGACCGACAAACGGGGGCTGGAAGCCGATCAGCTGGATATTCTGCTGGATGATTCCGACGGGCTGCTGGACTTGCCTGCCCGGGGGGCAAGGCTGTCCTTATGGCTGGGATGGGAGGGAACCCCGCTCGAGGAGAAAGGGGACTTTACGATTGATGCGATTCATTTCCGGGGCGCGCCGGACACGCTGACCATCCAGGGATTCAGCGCAGATTTTCGTGGAAAGCTAAACGTGCGGCGCGAACAGTCGTGGCATGACACGACGATTGGCGCGATAGTCGATACCATCGCTCAGCGTAACCAGTTGACCGCCAGCGTCGCGTCGGGGCTTGCATCCATCGCCATCTCTCATATTGACCAGTCTCAGGAGACAGACGCGGCGTTCCTCTCCCGCCTTGCTGAACGTAATGGAGCATTTGTTTCAATCAAAGCCGGGAAGATTATCTTTATGAAAGCGGGCCAGGCCGTGACGGCCAGCGGCACTCCGCTTTCCTTAATGATGATTGAACGTGGGGATGGAGATAAGCACCTTTTTTCCATAGCTGACCGTGAAAATTATTCCGGCGTAACGGCCAAATGGCTGCAAACGCGTGACCCCAAACAACAAAATCCTCAATTGAGTATTAATCGTCAGTCCGGAGGGCAGCAGACAGAAGCACTGCAGCACCCGGATGCCGCCGCACCGGTAGCGGGAGCAGGAGGCAAGGAGCAGAAACCGCAAGAGAGGCTAGTGGGATCGGCGGAAAACGTATTTGAGCTCACTACGGTTTATGCTTCTGAAGAGCAGGCGCTCAGGGCCGCAGAGGCGAAGTGGCGCGCGCTTCAGCGGGGAACCGTAAAGTTTTCCATCCAGCTTGCGCTGGGACGCGCCGATCTGTTCCCTGAAACGCCGGTGCTGGTAAACGGTTTTAAACGCGTCATTGACGAGCAGGCGTGGATCATCAGCGAGGTGGTGCATACCCTCAACGACAGCGGATTTACCACGCAGCTTAAGCTTGAGCTGAACGTCACCGACGAAAAATTTACTGTTGATAGTGAGTAATGTAGTTGCTATTGGTTTTATTTTGGGTATTATTGATTCACAAAATGTGAATCAAGTGGAGGGGTACATGTTTCATTGTCCTAAGTGCAAGCACTCTGCGCATGCGCGTACCAGTCGCTATCTAAGTGAAAATACCAAAGAGCGCTATCACCAGTGCACCAATGTGGACTGCAGCTGTACGTTCGTGACGATGGAGTCCGTGGAGCGCCTGATTGCGACTCCCGGTGCGTCTGAGCGTGCCCGAACGGCTTCGCTGAACCACGGTTAGCGGCTGCGTCATCGGCTCTTAAAAACCAATAAAAAAGCCACTCAGTCGAGTGGCTTAATCATATGATTCTAAAACTAAAATCTGGTGGCCCCTGCTGGACTTGAACCAGCGACCAAGCGATTATCAGAACCGTTACGTGCAACATAAAAACAATAAGTTATCTTAAAAACAGTGGGTTATGATACCAATGCAAGGCAGTATCATCCAATATCACTGATTTCCTGCGACACTATGGGTGGTTGGAGAATTCTTCTGGATCTTGTAGAAGATCGTACAGATATTTTGGCATTACTGAGAAATTTGGCCACAGTGCAATCAGCAATTTCATATCTTTGTGGAATCTTGAAACGTAACAAGCCATCCAATATCTCTCTTGATTTGGAATTATGCCTTTAAATATCGCTCGAGCTCTTTCTTGAAGATCCTCATCATCGATGTTATGAATTCTCAAAAGTATCTCTTTTAAAATGAACATTTCATCACGGAAAAGGTCTATATCGTTATCTTTGAATCTCAAAATAGATGCATCTTTTATTTCTTCTTCGCTTCCAGGATCGTTACCTATGAATTTACTTTGCACTGCATTTGCAAACCATTCAAAAGTGTAGTTACGCCCAGAGTGGGTAAGATGTTTATTTTTCTCTAATGAATTATCTAATAATTTTGATAGCTCAATAATTTCAGATATGATGTTTACGTTTTTCGATAGCTCAATATTTATTCTGTTTGATTGATTTATCTCCACTACTGTAACAACCAAAACAATTACACTGGTTAAAGTGAAAACAGGGCCATAGACTCCGCCTATGTAAGTTCCAAATACAACCCAGGCGTTGGCATCTTCTGATAACCCATGCCGAAAATTCCAAAGATAGAAAATTAGCGGGGCCGCGGTTATAAAGAATATAATCAATCCAATTATTAATGATTTACATTTGTTTTCTCTATACCAATAATATATTTTAGAAAGGGTTGTCATTTTTCCACCAATGGGTTGAGTTTTAAAGCTTCGTCTAAATGTTCTGGTGCAAAGTGTGAATGACGCATCGTCATTTTTATATCGGTGTGACCAAGTATTCTTTGCAAAACTAATATATTTCCACCATCCATCATAAAATGATTGGCAAACGTATGTCTCAATACATGCGTAAGTTGCCCCGGCGGTAATTCAATTTCTGCATGTTCAAGTGCATTTCTAAAGGCATAATAACAAGGTGTGAAAAGCACACCTGTTTTTATGGGAAGTTCAGAAAGCAAATCTGCACTTACGGGGATTGTTCTGTTACGTTTCCCTTTCGTTTTTGTAAAAGTAACTTTTTCCGCTGAAACCTGCGAATGTCTTAATTTTTCAGTTTCTCCCCATTGGGCACCTGTCGAGAGACAGATTTTTTCAATCATTTCCAAGTCTAGGGCGGAGCTATTTCGGCACTCTGCAAGTAAACGATTAATCTGTTCGCCAGTAAGATATGCTATTTCAGTTTCATCGGTTCTGAACTGACTAACGTTTTCTAAAGGATTAGGTGCAACCCATTCACCTAATATTTTAAGTTCATTGAATACAGCCAGGAAATAAGCGTGCTCAAGATTCATTGTGCGCGGTGAAACCTTGAATATACGCTTTGTCCTTGCAAATTGCCCATCCAATTGCTTGGCACGATATATTGTGAATAGTTGAGCATTGAATTCTGTGGCTAATGGTGAGCCCATGCATTCAGATACCCACAGCATGGATTTACGACGCTTTTCTCCATCGTTTAAGGTTATGCCGTGCCTATCGAACCAAAGCTGAACGAGATCAGAAAGTTTACGAGTTTCCTTTCTTTCAGCCAGCCAAGGAGACTCATCTAACTTTTGGAGGGTATAATTTTCAAATGCTAAGGCTTCGCTTTTTGTCGCGAACTTCTTTCGCACTCTTTTTCCGTCTTTTCCACTGCTATGATCTACAGTGTAGAAATCGGCAACCCAGCGGCCGTCTGATAGCTTACGTACAGGCATGCTTTACCCGTTAAGAATACGGTGTTTTTGCTGTTGAAATTCTTCATCCGTGAGAATGACGTCAGCTTTAAGTTTTGCCAGACGCTCAATCCTAACGATGATGTCATCTTGATTTGTAGCTGGGCGTTGAGTCGTGGATTGGGACGTGCTGCGAGTCTCATTCACTAAATTTGTAAACGGAACGACCGACGCTTTCATGACGTTTTTGATGGTGTAATTTTGACCGCTAGTTGAGATAGTGATCTCGCCAAGCAGAAGGCCTGTTTTACCACCAACACTGACAATGTTAGAGTGGCTTAATTATATGATTTTAAATCTAAAATTTGGTGGCCCCTGCTGGACTTGAACCAGCGACCAAGCGATTATGAGTCGCCTGCTCTAACCACTGAGCTAAGGGGCCGTGGCGGTGAATTATAAAGTAACTCCCCGCAGCAATCCAGCCA